GCATACAGCAAAAAGGTAGTTGATAGATTTAACGAAGTCTTGAACTCACCAAAACAATTCAATGTAGGACGATTTGATCCTAAAGATCCAAACGTAGCAACCGGTATGACTGGTGCACCTGCATGTGGTGACGTTATGAAACTACAACTTAAGCTAGATGAAGATGAAAGAATTATTGATGTAAAGTTTAAAACATATGGCTGTGGATCAGCTATTGCGTCTTCTACTATGTTTGTAGAAATGTTAAAAGGCAGAACTATAGAAGAAGCAAAACTAGTTAAAGACAAAGACATAGCAGAAGCATTAGAGCTTCCTGCAATCAAATTGCACTGCTCAGTGTTAGCAGAAGATAGTATAAAGAAAGCAATTGAAGATTGGGAGCAAAAGAAGAATGATAGAGTTAACTGATGAGGCTATTGTACAACTACTTGAAAATCAGAAAAGAGACCGATGGAAAAATGTTCGATTGGGAATCACCGGTGGTGGGTGTGCTGGTTTTGAGTACGTCTTTGATTCTAGCAATGATGATGGCACTATTGATGATGTCAGCCTTCCTTTTGGAAAGTTCAACGTACTCGTTGACAAAGTAAGCGTACCATATCTATCAGGCATGACATTAGACTTTGTAACTGAAGGATTGAATAAAGTATTTAAGTTTATAAACCCAAAAGAAGAAGCATCATGTGGATGTGGTGTAAGTATTAATTTTAATTTAGACAAGGTAGAAACAGACAAGAATAAGATATTTGCTGTTGAATTATAATATGGATGGAGTTATACTAATAGTAATTTTATGGTTAGCATTAGCAGCTATTGCTAACTTTTTTGGATTTAATCCTGGAACAAAAGGCTTAAAAGATAAGCCATATATAACTAAAAGCGGTAAGAAACATACTGCAGAAAAATATAGAGAGGAACATATATTATGATCGAGATTTATGGAAAGACGCAATGTCCGTTTTGCGATAAGGCAAAAGCATTATGTGAAAGAACTGGTGAAGATTATGTATACAAGCAATTAGGTACAGACTTTGAAAGAGAAGAAATGTTAGAGACCTTCCCAGGTGCAAGAACATTTCCACAGATTATTGTTGATGGAAATAAGATTGGTGGTTACACTGAACTAGAAGCTATACTTAAAGCAGATTACGAATGAAACTGAATATTATTGGAAATCCTGAGGACGCAGTCCCTTCAAACGAATTAGATAAAAACGCAATGGGTGGAACAGAGCTTATGAAGCATGCTTTGTTTGATAAAATCGATCCAGCGTTATTAGATAAGTTTCAAATTATTCCATCAAGGTTTAGAGGATTAGAGAAGGGCAGAAAGCCTATCTATTGGGTACACGACTTAGCACAAGACCCAGAAATGCAACATCTTAAAGACGGTGGATGGGAAAAGTTTGAGAAGATTGTTTGTGTTTCTCATTGGCAGAGACAACAAATACAAAACTTCCTTGGCGTTCCTGCAAGTAAGTTGGTTGTATTACAAAATGCTATTGAACCAATTGAAGAGCATGAAAAACCTGATGCTGATAAGTGTATCAACATTATCTATCATACAACACCACATAGAGGATTAGAATTACTTTATCCTGTAATGGAATGGGTAGAAAAAACCTTCCCTAAAATTAAATGGCACTTAGATGTTTATTCATCTTTTGGAATTTATGGTTGGGAAGAAAGAGATAAACCTTACAAAGAACTATTTGAGAAAATTAAGTCACATAAACACATGACATATCACGGTCATGTTTCTAATGAAGAAATAAAAGAAGCTCTAAAGAAAGCTCATGTATTTGCTTTACCAAGTATATGGCCAGAGACATCTTGTATTGCTATGATTGAAGCTATGAGTGCTGGTTGTGTATGTGTCCATAGTAGCTTGGCTGCATTGCCTGAGACTACTTCTAATTGGACCTTACAATATGACTTTACAGAAGATATGAATGACCATGCAACAAGAATGGCTCTTACATTAGGTGATGCATTAAGATTAGTTAAAGATCCAAATATGGAAGAAAGATTAAATATGCAGAAAGCATATACTGATGGATT